AGCATCAAATAGATCCTTCATGCCAGAGAGGAAGCTCTCAGTCATTTCGGTTTTGAGTCCATGCTCGACAGCGATGGCATTCTCAGCCATCCACTCATCGGCGACATACTCCAAATAAGCGTCTACACGCGCAGAAATACTTTCACGAACAGCAGTAAGCTCTTCGGCTAGTCTTTCCTCGTATTGAAATTGGAGTTCTTCTTTGACGATAGCAACCTTGTTACGGATGGCTGCCTCAAAGATGGTGCGAGCTCTTGCCTGAAATTCTTCAGAAAGCTCCTCACCATTTAGGAGGGCATTAACGTCTTCTTCGATGTCTAGCTCAGCTACGGCGATCTCATCTTCAGAGATCTCCTCACCTTCTACTTCAGCCGATTCCCTACGGGTCTTTTGACCAGGAGTCTTTTGATCTAGATGACCCATCTTTTCACCATGGTTAGGATGGGCATCGGTTGTACCACCACTAGGGGGCTCACCTTTTTCCTTTTCCATAGGCATGGCTTCCTTAGCACCTTTATTAACCACGTCTCTGACGGGCTTTAGGGGTGCAGAGGGATCTAGCTTCGCTGAATCGTCATCAGGACGATAATCCTCGGGGGTTGGACCACCAAGATCTTGGACTAATTGTCCAGGGGTAGAGCTGGGGGAGACCTTTTCCATAGGCTCAGCAGCTGCAGCACCTTTCGTTACGACGTTTTCCATTTCTTGTAAAAATAAAATTGCTACCGACGAGTTGATTTAGTATAAATCTACAGTTATTTATACCATTTATAGATTTGAGATAAAATTGTGGAAAAGTTGAAATTTCTTTTCCTGCAATTCCCTTCTCTCAACTAGCTTGTTGATGGTAGAAACAGTCTCATCAATCTGCTTCTCCTTTAGGATTCCATTATCATAGAACCACTCTTTTCCTTCCATAATGCCCTTCACAAATGCATCGGGAGCACTAGGATCTGCTACAATATCAGCGGCAGTAGCGAGCATAAAATCTTCGCCAACTAGCTTGTAGCCTTTGGTTGTTTCTTTAAGAGAACCTACGCCACGAGAAGAAACACCTAAAGTTACGCCTTCATCAATAAGGTTCTTAGCAATCTTACCCATAGGGGTTTCGAGTAGCTTAGCCTTACCGATAAAGTTGTTTCCTTCCTGACGAAGGGAAACAATCTTGTGTGAGACTCGATCTAGGTTAACTGTAGGTCCATCAGGGTGACCAAGCTCACCAAGGGCTCTCCCTCGGTTTACATTCTCGGAAATGTAACGACCAACTTCGCGCTTTAGGGTCTCTGTCTTATAGACGCGACCATTGCGGTTTTTGACGTTACCTTGTAAAAAGACGCCTTCAATGAACATGCACTTTTTACCATTCTCCTCTTCGAGGAGAAACTGCACCTGATTAATTTCTTCTGTGATTAGTTTCATCTTAGTAAATGCTTACGCCTGAAATACGAATTACCTTTGATGATGAATACACTGTGTCCGCAGAAGCCTTCTTCAAGACTATGCTTTCACCACCCATAAGAGTAAGGGAGTTAGAAATACCCTTTGAACTTTTAATCCAAATAGTAGCTGGATCAGAGGAGACATTTACTGCTCTAAAGGTACTGCAATGCATTAGATTAGTTGCAGTCTCTAAAGTAGTGGGCGATTCCAACTCGTTAGTAACGAGTTTAGTAATCACTCTTCATCCTCCTCCCAACTTTCTTCGCTTGCACCAAAGACAGCTGCCGAAGCAACTTCTCTGTATGTATCAACACGCTCAGCAGCCTTTGAATAAAGAGTGTCTTTAATTTCTTGGGCTACATCCTGTGCTGAAGCACCAGATACAATGGCGTCTACAACGTTAGAAGACATAATAAAAAAGCCAAATATACAATTATTTAGTAAGTTTAAATCTCGCCTTTCCCACGGGGAGGCATTTCTGGGCTTGTAGGAACAATTCCAGCCTCACTGTCTATGGCATCTTGATTCGTTTGAGCGGGATTAATTCCAATATTTACATTGGGTTGTTCTACTCCATCAGCCGTGGGTAATGGCTGACCAGTAATGGGATCAATCGTTGATGGATCAGGAATAGTACCATCCTTGATCTCTTGATCAATCTGTTTATCCATCTCGACAATTTCAGAATCTGTCTGACGCAAAATCTTTTGGCGTACCCACTCTTGTGAGAAGTACTTACCAATATAGGGCTCGATTTGAGCCAAGAGGTTAAAGCGTTCTTGTGCTAGCTCAGTTTCCTTAAGCTCAGCAAAGTGATTATCATAGACATAATCATATTGAACGTTATCTTTAATCTCTTCCCACTCATCAGGAGTAATGACATTCTTTAGAATTAGTTGAGTCTTAAGAATATCACTGAAGATACCAGAGAAACGCTTACGGAGGCGAGCTACGAACTTGGAGAACTTAACTTCATCTCGTAGGATTTCACTGGAACGACCCATCTGGAAGCCTTGATCACTACCAGGCTGACGAGAGCGGGGTACATTTAGAGCGTCATAGAGACGGTTTAGGAAGTACTTGATATCCTCGATCTCACCTAGGTTTTGACCCCCAGGAAGTGTAGAGATCTCAGTACCACGACCACCCTCACGACGAGGTAGCCAGTAGTCTTCCATCATAGAAAGGATTTTCTTATTGTCTTTTAGTTCACCCGTAGCAGCGTTGTAGCTTAGCTTATTTCTATAGCGCTGCATAACCTGCTGAAGGTACTGCTCAGCTTTGATCTTGGGTAGGTTACCCACATCAATATAGAAAATACGACGCTCGGGCGCTCTTGATAGACGGTAAATAACGATGGCATCCTCAACCATCTTAAGTTGGTTTACTGCCTTAATGGCTTTATGGAGCCAGGAAAGAACCGTTTGATTATTGCGGTCAATCAAACCAGAGTTGCAATAAGCAATAGAATCTTTTGCAATCTTGATAGAGCTGTTGGCACCAGCACCTCCAGTAAAAGGTGCGCCGAAACCAGTTACTGTAGATGCACCAGGAGTATAAACATAATACTCATCGATGAATGGACTGAACTGATTATTTCTGGCATTAGGAATCTGGTGACCCGTGCTGTTTACAGTGAGTACCTTGTTGGCAAACTCATTGTTAGCAGCCTTATTGTTAATCTTACGAACGAATTTGATCTTCATGGGATCAATATATCTCAATCCCATGATGCCGTCCTGAGGACGCTCAAAGTCAATTACTTTTAGATAATGTAGTCTACCGTCAATGTACCAGTTACGGAAGATTTCATGAGCACGCTTATCGAAGTCCAACATCTCTTTGATGTACTGGAACTCTTCGCGAATGATCTTCTTTACTTTCTCCGTAGCACTAACGTTACTAAGCTCAATTTGAACTGGTGACTCATAGGTGTCACTGACAATTGCCTCGTTGACGATATCTTCGATAGCGCTGTCCACTTCTGGGAACAGTGCCATCTGCCTATAGCGACGAATGAGTTCATACTCAGTTCTAAAAATACCTTCAATGTCAACGTATGCGCTGCCAAAACCACCCGCAGCAAAATAATCAACGCCGTCTTGGTTATTCTGAGGTACTGGACTCAGAGAACCTGGGCGTTCTATATTATCATCGTGAATTGAAAAACCAAACAGTCTTCCCATAATAAAGTTGGAGTATACCAGTCTTACTCTTATATTTAGCACATAAAAAAAGGACCCCTTTGGAGGGGTCCTTGAAAGATAAGTAAAAGCTTAGAAGATGTCTTCGCCGCCTGCGTTGGGTCCAACGCCTGCGATTGCTTCCCACCAGAGGACCTGCATTTCTACAGTGAATTCCTCAATCTGGTCAGTGGACTCATAATTGAGTTCCATAGCTGCGATGTTGGTTGGGAAAGTATCGTGGAGACGATAGGTACGGAGAGTAGAACCGTCACGATCTAGCTGATAAACATATGCATCAGCCTGATACTGACCAGGATCCTGAGTACCTGTGCCATCACGCATGGAGTTCATGCTGTTAGACCACTTCTCAAACGCGGAACGTAGAGCGAAGTCAGTGTCGTTTAGAACGGTGATGGTCCATGTGTCGAAGGTTCTGTCACCAGCGATCTTTAGTGTCCTGCCACGGAAGGGAACTTCGATGGGAGTGATGTTAGATGCTGGTAGAGCAGCTGCCTTGACTAGGAAACGTGCCTTATCTAGGGTGTCTGTGTCGGTAGGTGCCGATAGGGGGAAGTTTAGTGCAACTTCAAATAGATTAGGACGAGCACCGCCGCCTGTCATCTTCGCTTTGAAGTCACTAATCGTCCTAAAAACGGGCGACTCTACCTGAACTCTTGTGCTTGCCATTAGTTTTCTCCTCTTTGGTTAGGTAGTTGTGAATTAAACAGTGCCAACGATCTCTTCAAAGCTAACGCCGCTGCGTGTGGCAACGAATGTTAGACCGATGAAGTTGATGGAACGTGTGGGCTTGACGAAGATGTCGGCAACAAACTCATTACGGTCGATGACCGCAGGTGTGTTGTTGGTTTCGTCACAAACAACGATATAGTCAATAATACCGCGCTTAGATTGAATATCGCGGAGGAAAGGCTCAATGATATTCACGAAGCTTGTACGGGTGACTTCATCGTTGAATTCAAATAGGATGTCCTTAGCAGCTGCTACGATAGCATCCTGAATGTAGATGAAGAGGCGGCGAACGTTAACGCGGTCGAATGCAGAAGATGCAGAAAGACCTGTCTTGTCACCGTAGAGGATGATGCCACCTACATCAGCAGCGAATACAACTGGGTTGATGCGTGCAGAGTAGAGGCGGTCGCGTTGGATTTGGGTGGGGTTGTAGGCTAGGCGTACACCGTTTAGAACCGCGCCACGGGTTGTACCAGCAGGGGAGAACCAGGGGAAGGCGATTAGGTCGGTACGTACACAGCAGCCTGCGATGTCACCGTTTAGAGG